GGAGCATTAGGCGCAGGAATACCGAGCGTAAGAGCAATAGGTAGAGGAATTAAAAAAGATATTGCTAGAGAAGTGAAAGCAAAAACTGGTGGAGCACATAGAAAACAAAGTTTCTATGATGTTGATTCTGGTGCAGGAACTTCACGTTCAAAAGAATATCAAAAAGTCGTTGATGACGCTAATAGACAAATGGGTATGGTTAATCCAACAATGGCTGGTATGGCTGGTATTGCTGGTTTAACTTACGGTGGTCTTGGCGGCATGATCGGAGGAGGTGTCAGTAACATAGGAAATATGGCTGGCATTGGTGGGCTTCAACAAAACACAATTGTTGATCCCGAAGCATACGGTTCTAGTAATTTAAGAGTTTATTGATTATTATTTAAGGCTATAAATTAGTTTGAATAATTAATAAATTACTGACTGTTAGAATCAAAAGTTAGATAAGGCATGCTCATGTCTGACTCTTTCACCCGTTAATTAAAAATATTAGACATTGGAGGAATAAAACCAAGTGTTTATTGACAATGATTTCCCAAAAATTTTGGGGGCCGAGCTTTACAGACCTCATCCTGGTTATATCGCAGAGATGGCAGTCGAACCAGTAGTGGTACACGACTTCACTCGCCAGCCAGGACAAACTGTTCAGCTAGATCGGTACAAATTCTGGGGTGCTCCTGGTACAAAGGACAGCCGTGAGCGTGTAGCTGATCAAACTATTGGTACTGCCAATAGCCGTAACATCACTAAGGAAAAGGTACTTGTAGTACTTAAAGAGTACACAGGTCCTGCAGATCCTGGTGATGCTACACAGTCAAGTACTTTCAAGATTGCAAGAGAAACTCTTGTAACAGCTCAACGTCTACTACTTGACACAGGGAACCTTAATATGTTCCATCAGAGCATTGGTTCACTTACCCTGCTTGATGACTACAGACGTTGGAGAGATAGAGTATTCATTGATGAACTAGCTAAAGCAGAAGCCAATGGTGCTGCTTCTACTAGCCAAGGTGGATATTATTTCGCAGATGGAAAAACTAAGTATGCTTCTGGACGTATTTCATACTCTGCTACAGAAATTACAAATACGAAGCAACAGTTCTCAGTTAAGACTGACCTTCTAAGTGTTGTAAAGGATCTACGTAAGCGTAACGTCCTACTTATGCAGACGGTTTATATCGTTGCATATGTGACCCAACATTCATGATGCACTTACGTCGTGACTCTGACTTCAGAGAAATCGCACGTTATGCAGGTGCTCCTGGACAAGGCATGTATTTAGGCAACCCAATGGTTCCTAACAATGCAAGTTTCTATCAAGGACCTCAAGCTGGACAAGCTTTCTTCCTTGCTGGTGAACCTGTAATGCCAACAGGCGTACAGTTTGAAGGTGTTAAGTTCTTCGAGTCTACAAACTTCCCAACTAAGAATATCACTTCCTCCTATAACGCTGGTGGTGCATATGCTTCTAGAGAAGTTGCTCAAGGATACTTCTTCGGACCTCAAGCAATTGGTGTTGGAATTGGTGGACCTAATGCACAAGTTCTTATTAATAATAATGATGACTTTAGCAGATTTATAATTCTGATTTGGCAGTTGTACGCTGGGTTTGAGATCCTTAATAAAGATTTCGTAACTACAGGATTTAGCTTCGTACCAGACGCATAAATCTCACACTGTTTAATAAATAACGATACAATTTTGGAGAAATAAATGGCCTATTTGTCTTCTAAGAAAATCTTTCCAGGAAACTGGGCAGAGCCTCTAAACGGTTGGTATAAAAATATTGATACAACTGATAACGACACAAACGATTCATCTGCGGGTGGTCCTACTGCTGTTCTAGCTGTACCAGGATGGAAGTACTTCCAAAACCGTGGTTATGCTGAATTAACTGTAAAAGTTGGTGCTATGTGGAATAACTCAGAAGTTATTGTCCCTTCACCATACAGAAACGACGATACACGTACAGACATCACAGGCATGGTTGTTTCAGCTTCTGCTGGTAGCCCTGCTTTTGTTTATCGTGCTGCTGCTTCTGTAGCATCTGGTTGGGATGATGGACGTGTTGCATCTGGTGTCTATACAGATACTGGAAACGTTATTTCCTTCGGACGTAGTAACGGTGGAAACCCAACAAACAATACATTGATTGCAGAAGCATGTGCTCAGGCAAACATTGCTTCTACTGTTGATGGAACTGGTGATGGTGGTGCAAACGCTATCTTCTTTGCTGGTGGAACAGAAAATGTAAGTACAGCTCCTATCTACTACGCAAGTGGTTTGAACGCTGGTGGTGCATTAAAACCTGATACCACTACATACAAAGCAGTAGCAGACACAACCTGGAAAGTATTCACCAAAGATGGTGCTAATGCTACTTCAGCTGTGGATGGAGTTTATCTATCAGATGCTGATGCTGATGCTGGTAAAAAAGGATATATAGTTGTTGAAGTTTGCTACATGCAACAAGATGCAGCTCCTGGATATGCCGACATTGAACAGTACCTTACTAACCGTACTGTTTCTTAAATTCTGAGTTAAACTAGGATCAGAAAGTAACATTCTGGTCCTAATGACTACACTTTTTAAGCATAA